GGTTACCGCTTTGTATCCACTGACTTAAGCCGGTAGCTAACGTTGGGTTGCTTGATAAACCTTGTAAAGCAGTACCAAACGGACTATACGAATTACCCACTTGAGCTGTCTTAGCCGCGCTTAATCCGCCTTGTAGTAACGACTGACCTACGTTAGCGCCTGCTGTAGCTGATTTACCGCCTAACTGAGCACCGATATCTAATGGCTGCTGGCCTAAACTTTCTAATGTAGAAGCGCCGCCTAATGTAGTAGTAAACGGATTGAGCGACGATGCAAGAGCTGACTCACGCTGGTTAAGAAGATTAGCGCCAGCGCCATATAAGCCAGTACCAAATTGAATTTGTTGTTGGCCTGCTTGCTCAGCTTGCGCAGCCAATGCGGCGTCTTGTTGCGCCAATGCGTTGTAATATGCTTCCAATTCAGGGTTAGTAGCTCTTAAGCCTTGACCGCCACCTGGACGCATACCTGTAGCGCCAACCGACAAACCACCACGACCAGTTTGATAAAGTTGATTTTGCAACTGCGCATATTGACGTTCGCGACCTGGGGCTAGCAAATCTTGCTGCTTCTGCATATAGCGTGCAGCTACAGCTTCAGGTGATTCCGCCATGTATTGGCTACCGAGGCCAAACAGTTGTTCAGATGCAGGCACAAAACCCGCGTAGCGTTGATCAGCTTGTTCAGCTTCAGTTAGCCGATTTCCAGCTAACTTCATTAACCTATCTTGGTACGCTCTTAGTTCAGGCGATAGCTCATAGCCCGCGCCACTTAAATAACCTTGATCGTCCATTGTAAAATTACTTTTGCCGAAGCGAGAAGTAATCCCAACTGGCCTAAACTTTTGCGCTTCTGCGGCTAGTCGAGCTGACTCTAATTGAGCTGCCGCAGATTGCGCGGCGGCTGATGACGCGGCGTTGCTCGACATCATCCCGCCAATTAGTTGTCCTCCAGCCATAATAGCTGCTGCTGCGATAGGCATATCAATCCCCTTTAATTAAAACTTCATCCACGCTAGACGGGTCTTTTTCGTCAGTAGCATGGATACAAAACCATACACAATCGGTTATGGCTTTAACGCCATGTATAAGCCCAGCTTTAATATCTAAGCAAGCTGGGCCTTCAATAATCTCTATATCGTCGCCTTTTAATACCGCTACTTTTCCGCTAGCTAATATTGATAAATGGCTGTATTCGTGCGTGTGCTTTAATACCATCATATTAGCTGGTATGTGCATCTCTTTAGCATACAGCCCATCAGAAAAGTGATGGGCTGTTAAGCCGTCTATTAAATCCATTGCGTCCATCAATACTCCATGATTACAGCGCCATCCGCGCCTGCTTGGCCAGTGGTGCCGCCACCGCTGCTACCCCCGCCACCGCCACCGTATGCGCCACCCACGCCTACGGAAACACCGCCACCGCCGTACACTGTATTGCCACCAGTACCACCGCCTTGACCAGAGTTAAAGTTACCCGCACCAGGACCACCACGCACATTTAACGTGCCGCCCGACCCGAGTCCACCTGTGCCGTTTGATGCCCCAGCACTGCCGCCAGCACCGCCAGTTGCAGAGATAGTAGAGATTGTTTGTGTGCCAGATGCAACACTAGTTGTACCGCCCGACGCGCCAGGACTACCGCCACCGGCACCAATAGTTATAGCAAGCGTATTGCCTGGGGTTAAACCAGTAAATATTTTAATCGCAGCCCCGCCACCGCCACCACCTGAGCCTGCGGTGCTAGTGTAGTTACCGCCTGCGCCGCCTGCGCCGATTACCACCATTTTTATTTTTGATACACCAGCAGGAATAGTAAACGTGCTGGTAGAAGTAATAACCTGAAGCGTACTAAAACCAAAACCTGCACCCCCAGCAATAGCCGCAGTAGTTTGTACTGTAGCGTCTGGGAAAGTAATGCCTGTTTCGCCTATTTGTGTAGCCATAATTTAACCCCTATACGTATTACAGTGTTGTGTAGGCAATCATATTGCCAACAACCGATAAATTACCTGATGAATCTAGCTTCATCTTATTTACGCCGCCGTACTTAAAAAATAGCGAACCGCTAGATTCCACTACTGTCCAGTTAGTAGTAGCTAAACTTCCCGCACTGCCGGTTACGTTTCCTGTTACATTACCTGTCACATCGCCAGTTAAATCACCTGTAATAGTAGTAGCAGTGATTTCATCTGCGGTTATAGTTTCAGTGGCGATAATTGTTTCGAAATTTACTGTACCGATAAACGTACCACCATTTGAATCTGGCTTAGTAGCGATAGCAGTAGCAATATTATTAAACTCGGTATCTATTTCAGTACCCTTAACAATCTTGGCTGCGTTACCAGACGCCAGCGCGTCTTTAGCGGCAAAGTTAGTCGATTTAGTATAGTTACTCATGATATCCGTCCATTTTTAGCTAACACTTCAATTTTTTGGATTGATAAAGCGCTTGAATTAATGTTTGCTTCATATCCCGTCTGCATTACTTTCCCTGAGCCCGTAGTTTGCGCTGTCAAAGTTTGTATAGCTAAGCCATCTGAATACTCAGCTACAGGAACACCGTTAGCGCCGTACTCTGCAATACCGTATTCTGCAACGCCTTGCAAAGGTATATTTACGTTTTGCGATAAATAGTTCTCGTTAAAATCAAAGCCCCACTTAATGGTGATAAATTGATTTGACCCGCCGATAACTACAATGCCAATTCGTTTTGGGATAGATGTGACACCTTGATCACCAAAATCAGAATGATTAGTAAAATATATTAGACGGTATGTAGATTCATTATCTAAATACGTACCATATTTACCTATGTAACCATTTTTACCTATTAACAGCTCGCCACTACGTCTAGCTAGTAAAGCTGTTGGCTCGATACTATCCCACACCGTTACTCGCGCAGAACCATCTTGCAATTGCCCACGCGTATCAAATACATATACGGTTTTACTGACAGGCAGAGTTAACAAATAAAAAGCATTTACTTCAGAATAAACAGCTTTAATATTGTTTAAGTTTTCGCTTTGTAATAGATCAGAAAGATCATTACGCACGTTTTTGCTTAGGTCACGAAACGGCGCTGACTTCTCTTGAATTGTACGCAACACAGAGCGCACGCCACTGTTCGATAAAAATACGACGTCGGTATTAGTAGGCTGGATAGAGTCACGCGATACACAACCAATACCAATAACCGTATCTGATAACGTCATCGTAGAAGGTGATGTAGCGCCTGAATAAACTAATATCTGACGTTTACCAAATATAAATAAGAATCCGTTATGCGCGGCTAAACCTGTAATTTCATCCGCGCCATTAGGCCATACGCTATTGATGTTTAACGTACCAGATGTGCCACCTGTATATATGTGGCCGGACAACAAATCAGAAAACGTGACTGTAGTTTTATCAGTTGTTGAGTTAGCTATCCATAGACGACCGTAGGCCGATATACAAATATTACCTAACGGCACTGTGCCTGCATAGCCTGATTTCTCAGATACGCGGCGGTATGTTGTTATGCTAACTGCTGGGTCATAAATTAACGGGTCATGGCCGCTTTGGAAAAAATAAGTTATCCCATTAAGCGACGCGCACTGCCAGTTGTTAGCCGTTATGGTTGGCGCTGTACCCCCACCCCCATACGTCAATTCAACAACAGCATTACTGCTGCCTAATTTAAATAGCTTATTATTTCCAGCAAATAAAACGGTTAAAGTACCGTCAGTCTGTACAAGTTCGTGAATTACGCCGACATCATTGGCGCCTAAATTGCCAGAACTTGAATTAACTTTTGACCAGCCTTTACGTGCGCCGATACGACCATATTGGTCAATGACACAATTATTCGCAGTCAAAGCAAAACCCGCACCCATATCGAGTGGAGAGTCTTGCGTATTCAGGCCGTAGAAGCCTGGCGCAGATACGGTATATATCTGTAACTGTTGGCTCATATCGCAATAAATTCCTGGTCTTCAGGGAAACGGGTAGCTTCTAAGGCAATATAGTCAGACAGCATAGACTTATATAAGGCAAATGCTTCTGATGAATTTAAACCGCCGTCTTCACCGCGCTCAACTAACGCCCTAGCGTACGCGTTTTGCGCAACTAGTACATCAGGCACTAAAACTGATGTGGTATCAGACGATAGAGTAGCTTGCGGTATGGTCAAGAAAAACTTCAGCGTATATACGCCATTGGGGCGGCCAAATAAAGTTACTTTAGCATTTCCGCTAGAATCTACGCCTTCAAAGCAATATTGTGTAGGTATGTTTTGAACAATCGGCGAAAAGTTTTGATACCGATTCATTACAGGAACAGGTATGTTTTGCATTACAACATTACTAGTCGTATTTAATACCTGTGTTACTTTAAATTTCTGACCTGCGCCGGTTAAAGAGTATTGATAGTCACTAGCGTTAGTAGTTACAGTAATAGTCTGGCCTAGCGCATTCCAGTTGTAAGCATCTTCAACTTGACGTTTAGCGTCATTGACAAATCGGCCAATGAGCGTGGAATATGGTGTGAGCGTAGCAGTCGTCACTTGCGTCTCGCGCAAGCGGATTAATACGTCATTAATAAGTTCGAGATAGGTCATCTGCTTTATCCGTAAAAATTAGCTTTTGCCTACCCCAAACGGGGAGAAGCCCTACGATTATTTTAGTTACTTCTTTTTCTTTGCTTTAGCTTTAATGGTACGCTGACCACGTTTAGGCATTTCTTTCTTCTCTTCCATCATGCAGCCTTTACCGCCTTTGCATTCGCCGCCCATACATTTATCGCAAGATTTCATGCCTTTCATTTTTTACCTTTCTTCTGCTTTACGCCAGCAGAACTAAGAGCAATCGCAATCGCCTGCTTTTTAGACTTAACGACTGGACCGCCTTTACCAGAATGAAGCGTGCCTTCTTTGTATTCGTTATATACCTTACTAATTTTCTTTTCTTGCTTGGTCTTTTTCATCTCAGCATCCTATCTGCGATAAACGTGAACACACCGCCAATAGCTGATGCGATCGACATGCCTACCCAAAAACCACCCTTGGACTTGTTTGCTAATGCTAAAAGCGATTTCACGTCTTCGCGCAGGCCATGAACTTCTACCTGCAATAATTCGACTTGTGCTTCTAACTTACCAAACTCACGCGGATCAATCTCCAGCCCCATTTTCAGCCTTTCGAGCACGTCCTGGGCGACGCATTACGACAGTTGATTCTTCCGTTTCCTGGTTTTCTACGGGTTCTTCGTCTATACGTACATAGCCGGAATGACCTTTCATACTTTCAATATCATGTGGACTATCAAAAGTAACGGTCTGACCGCTTTGCAGACATTTGAATGTAGCCATTTCACACCTTTAAGTTAAAGGGGGCAGCTTTCGCCGCCCCCTGACAATTACGCTGGAACAGCCAGAGCAAAAGCCGAAGACGATGTAGCAGCGCCAGAAGAAGCTGCTGTACGCATCGCTTTTACGCCGTACAGAGTATCAGCAGTAAACAGAGTACCGAGGTATTCTTGCTTGTACTGAGTCTGTGAACGAACAGCTAACTGCTCAACTAAGACCATAGATTCTTTATGGCCCATTAAGCAGATACGGTCGGTGCCAGAAGTACCAGCGCCGAAGTCAGCATTTGAAGTTACAAATACTGGGATACCGTACAGATTACCGATTTCACCGTTACGGATGGTGTTGTTATTGCCAGCTTCACCGATAAATGCTTGTTCGGTGTAACGTGCCAAGCCCATCAATGTGTTACGGCTTGAAGGTGGGATGATGAAGAAACGACCATCCATTGGAGTGTCGTTGTCATCAAGACGTTGGATCGTGCGGCGAATAGCAGCGTCGGTCAATGCAGCAGCATTGGATGTTGAGCTGTTATATGCGGTTGTGCCGTTTGAACCAATGTATGCTTTGGTTGTAGAAGTAGCAGTTGCATAGTCGTCGGTACCAACAGTTGCGCCGTTAAATGCGCGGCCTAATTGGATCAGATCGGTGTCAACTTGACGAGCCAAAGCGTAACCAGCGTCGCTGGTGTAGAACTGACGTAATGAGTTCAATGCTTGGGTTTCGACGATGTCTTCGATCAAACGGCTATATTCATAGTGCTTGTTGATCAAAATCTGAACTTCAGACTCAGTTGCAGCGATCAGCGTAACTGCGTTAGTAGCAGCTTTTGCAGATGCAGAACCACGAGTTGGGGAAGGAACGTGAACGGTGTCACCTTTCTTGCCACGGAAGTTCATCTTTTGTACGAGGTTGGCCAGTACCAAGTTCTTTTTATAGGCCGCAACAATCTCATGACTCCAAATCTCTGGAATAAAGGTTGCTGCTGTGGTGGTAGTAACGCTATTTGCTGGGCTAAATGCTGTTGCCATGGTATATCTCCTAGAAAGTCAAAAGTTTATTTGACCCTACCCTCTGCATAC